GTGACAATCGGTATCCACTGGCCCTGCCAGTCGGTCTTGTCGAGGATCTCGACGCCGTTTATCCGGCACATTTTGACGTGTCGGATCTCGTCGTCGCGCTCGATTCGCTCGCCGTCCTTGTCCATCGCGTATTGCAGGCCGGCCGGCAGCTCGTCGGGCAGCTCGTCGGCGTACTCGTTCGTGACCTTCCCGTCGGGCCACTGGATCGCGACGAGCGTTTTTACCTCGACTTCGATGTACCAGTACCGCGCGACGAGGACCGCCTCGTCGGTGATCCAGCCGGGCGCCGGGCTCGTGCCGCCGTCGAAGAAGGACGCCTGCACCAACTCCGTCTCTCCGAACTCGGCCTTATAGTCCTCCCGCGGAACCCACTCGAGTTCCATCGCCCACATCGCGTCCGACTTGTCGGCCTCTTTCGCGAAGGGGTCGACGAAGACCGCGAACGGGTTGATGATTCGCTCGATGCGGAGTTCCTGGTCGAAGGTCTTGTTGCCGCAATAGCGCGTCGTCACCTTGGAGTGCCCGAAGCCGCCCTTGGTCGACTGCTCGAGCATCGTCTCGTAGACCTGGGGGGCTTTCGAGACGTACTGGATGTGCCGGATCATTCCCTCGAGGACCTTGGCTGTCTCGGGGTCGCTCGACGAATCGACCGGCAGCACCTCGATCGATGGCGGGTTCATCCGCGCCTCGTTCGCGATCATGTTGAGGGGGCCGGTGAGCTTGTTGAAGGTGAGGCACGGCCGGCGGCCGGTGGTCATCGCCCTGCGCGCCCTCTCGTCCTCGGTGTCCCACTGCTTCCCGGCGGCGAACTCCAGGTCGATCAGAGCTTCCCGGCGGATCTCGCTCTCCGCATCCTGGGCGAGCTGGTAGCGCGCCTTCGCCGTTGCGAGGATGTCTTTGTCGGACTGTCGCTTGGGCACTTCAGGTCTTCAGTAGCCGTCCATCATGTCCCGCAGGGAGTTCTTCGCCTTCTTCTTCGGGGCGCCCGCGGTGTGTAGGGCGATGGCGACGGCCTGCTTCTGGGGCTTGCCCCCGGCCTTCACCTCGCGCGAGATGTTCCGGCTGATCACGGCTTTGCCTTTGCCTTTTTCCAGTGGCATCGTTTACCTCCGCGCCTGGTCGATCAGGCGCTGGATATCGCCTTTGACGATCGCCATTCCTTCCCTCGCTACCGTTGCGTCGTAGCCCTCTCCGTCGAACGCCCGCTCGATCCAGGTGAAGAAGGCGTCGATGCGGGAGTCGATGACGTCGAGTTCGCGGGCGCTCAACTTGTCCATTTATCCCTGCGGGTTGTCCAGGAGCAGCGAATGCCACTCGGGTTCGGGTCCGCTTCCGTCGCAGTAATTGAGGTAGTCGACAACAGCCTGACCGACGTCGGCCGGGATGCGGCCGTTCGGAAAGTGGGCGACTTCGGTCAGGATGCTTGCGAGTTGCTGCTCGTCGTAGTCCTTCGCCGGCAGGAACTCCACCACCATTTCACGCCACGTCTTCGTGGCGTCCAGACCCGGATTCTGTCCCTCGTAATATCGCTGCATCTTTGCTCCTACGCCATCCAACTCCCCGCGGAACCGCGGAACCGCTCGCCCTCCCGCTCGTCCGCACTTACCGGCGGGACGTGGGCCGCGAACGTCAGGGCCAGCGCGTCGGATCGGTCAGGGCTCGCCACGCCGCGCTTCGCCATCGCTTCCTTCGCCTCGATCACGAGCTGGTCCGAGCGGTTCAGGTGACTGCCCGGCGCCGTCAGGTCCGTTTCGAGGACCACGTCGTCGGCCGGGATCGCGCCGCGCTCCAGCCAGTCCTTGAGCTTCTGATACATGTAGGCCCGCATGTTCGCCTGGTGGCGATCGGGAGACGGCGCCCCGAAGTTGACCTCCTGGATATTGTCGAAGCGCGTACGCAGGCGCTCGACATACGGCGCTCCGTACGCGGAATCAACGAACATCATGGACACCCGGCGATCCGGACGCCTATCGGACAGGATCTCGGTGAGCTTCGCGAGGATGGCGCTGCGTTCCTGCGAATGCTCGCCGGGGATGGCGATCGGCGGGATCGACCGGGCGTCCAGCCCCCGGCGGAACCACGCGATGTTCCACGCCTGGCCGCCGCCCGAGACGTCGAAACCGGCCACCAGCGGGTCGTCGGGGAACGAAGCGGCCGCCCGCACCTTCGCCGCATCTACACGGTCCTGGTCGATAAATTGGAGGTCGCCGGCCCGCGGAGCGATGCCTTTGACGCGGACGCGGACGAAGTCCGAGTCCTCGCCGTAGTCGGCAATCCACTGGTCGATGGTCGCCTTATTGGTGAATCTGCTGCTGCGCGAATCGATGCAACGGACGTTCCACCTGTCCCTGTGCCGGCCGAAGCAGATCTCGTAGAAGCGGCCGCTCTTCCTGGCCGGCTGGCCCCACGCGAACCACATGGGCTCTCCGTCCGTAAGCCCGCCCTGCGCCACGTCCCAGATGCCGTCGGGGATGTGGGACGCCTCGTCGTACATGTACCAGGACGTACTGGTGCGCGCGTGCTGGCCGGCGAAGCTCTGCGCGTTTTCTTCTTTGCAGGTCTGCGCCACGCATTTCCAGTCTTCGGGGGAGGTTCTGCTGTAGATGCCGGCGGCGCGGATGTGGAACCAGTGCGCTGTGATCGACATCCGCATCCACTTCTGGATCGCCGCCCAGGTGCGCGACTCGAGCTGCGGGTAGGTGTTCGCCGTGACGGTGCCGATCGAGTAGGGCCTGGTGCTCAGAATCCAGCAGGCGATCATGCCGCCGAGCGTCGACTTCCCCGTGCCGTGGCCGCTCGACGCCGCCATCAGGATCGGCGCGACGGGGTTCTGTCCGTTGAAGCGGCGCTTCGCGACTTCCCGTCCGAGGTCCTGAAGGATCTGCGTCTGGATCGGGTCGGGGCCGGGCTCCTCGGCGAGAGGCGTGTGGGGCTCTCCCCAGGGGAACGCGAATTTGACGAAGCCCAGGGGGTCAGCGTAGAACGCCGCTACCTGCTCGGCGAGTTCGACGTCAACCGGCGATGCTGCTGTCATTCGGTGTCATCTCGAGCAGGCGCTTACGGCCGGCCTGCAATCGATCGATGATCTCGAGGGAGCCCGTTACCTGCGTTTCGACGCGCTCGCGGTAGAGGGCCGGTCTGAAGCGTTTCAGCAAGGCCAGCAGGAGCTGGTCGGAGTACTCGGTGTCGTAGAGGATCTTGCTGCGGTGCTTCACCGGCTTCCCCTGGTGAATCCGCATCGACTTCACGCCTTCGCGCGCACGACGCACGGCTTCGTCCTCGAGCGTCTGCGCGGCCTGGTCCTGTACCGTCTCCCACGCGAGCCGATAGACGGCGTCGTTCTTCAGCCACTGGTAGTGCAGCTCCGGGCGGATCTTGGCGGCCCGGCCGGCGGCGTGGACGCTCACCGTCGCCATGTAGGCGGCGATGAAGGCGCGCTTCTTGGCGAACGATTCGTTCTTCTTCGACTTCGAAACTTCAGGCACGCTTCAGCTCCCAGACCCGCGGAGGGTTGGTCGCCGTCTCGTGATCGTGGATCAACGACTGCGGGTTGCCGCGGCTCGGCCGGGCGTTGTGATCGTCGCCGTGGCTCAATAAGTTGATCTGGAAGACGCGGCCGTCCCGGCGGCGCACTACTTCGGCGTTCGGCGCGAGCGCGAGCGCGGACGCCCGGCGCCAATCGACAAGCTCCATGCCGTAGCGGGAGTAGACGGGGATCTTTTCGGGGGATGGTGCGGGCGTAAATCACCCAACCAGCGGAATCCGGCTATTCTTTAGACCCTGGGCCGGCCAGACGGCCCGATGTTAAGACCGAAACAAAAACCTGAACTGTTGGTTCAGTGTATATTCAGGTTGCAATGACAGTCAAGGAGTTGCTCCACCAGCTCACGGCGCAGGACGGCGACTTGCCGGTCATCGTGCGGTGCCGTTGGCCCGGTCAGGACAAGGGCGAAGCGCCGCCCGACGACGAGTTCGACCCGTACCTTGTGGTCGGCGATATGGACCCGGATACCGCAGACGACATCGTTGTGATCGAGTGCAAGCAGACCGCCGGCGAATCGTAAGTTCCTCAGTTTGCCCTATGCCGGATGAGGTGGATACACCGGACCATCCGCGCCAGTTCGTCCATCGTCGCGCGATTGGAAGTGAGTTCCTCTATCTCGGCGTCCGTCATCCCGCGAACCTTGAGGTCGCGATCTAACATCATTACCGCGCCGCACTTTATGCAGACCGTGAGATCGCCTTCGGTCGGCGGCGGCCCGGCTCGGCCGTCTGGGGTACTCGCTGCGCTGATCTTGCAGCCGCAGTCCAGGCAGTTGTTGAGCGGCGTGCGGGTCGTGGCTCCGGGTTCGATCTTCTTGTCGTTCATAGCGGGTCGATCCCGATCTCGCCCGCCCGTTCCAGCCACTCGCCTATCTCAGCGCGATTGTGCAGGGACCGCGCCGCCTGGCGCATCGACGCCAACGCGAGCCGGCCTTCGTAGTCGATCGACGGATTCGCGTCCCACACCGGCGAATTGACCCACTGCCGAAAGTAGGCGCCGATCAATTGCACGTCGCGAATCGAAAGCGGCTCGACGTGCAGGTAGCGCAGGAGTGCGGCGGCCAGCTCGCCGCCGTTCTCGTGCATCCAATATTTCGGCGCTTTTGCGCTTGTGGGATGCGGCAGATCCATAGGTGTGATGCTACCCTAACGAATCGCGGCGGCTCACCTCCCCCGAGGAAGCCGCCGCAGGCTTTGCTTACAGGAACTACATGTCGAAACC